AAAAGAAAGTTATGCACTTCCAATTCAAGATGCCACTCCATTAGCTAAGGTGGCTCCACCACAGAAGGTATAATGAATTTTTTTGGAATAGTAGAAGATAGACAAGACCCATTACAGATTGGTCGTGTGCGCGTGCGTATACATGGAATCCATACTGATGATAAACAGATGATTGCAACTCCTGATCTACCATGGGCCCAAGTAATATTACCAACAACCTCTGCTGGTCTATCAGGAATTGGAACACAACACGGACTCGTAGAAGGGTCTACGGTATTTGGTTTCTTTAGAGATGGTGATACTTGCCAAGACCCTGTAATCACGGGTGTTGGTATTGGTATACCACAAGCAGGATACCGAGAAACAACTACAGACGAATTACTTACAAGGGATACAGATAAAGGATTTAATGATCCTAGAAAATTAACCATTGCTGATTATGATGGAACTCCCGATGGGAAAAATCCCGAACAATCTCCTCAAAGGAGTCATGGTCTTACAACGGCTATGGATACAGCACCTAAAGCACCAAAGGAACTTACCTTAACTTATGATGCAACAGGTTCTACAATAACGGAAGAGACGCTGTCAGAAACCATGTTACCATGGTATCCATTATACACAGATGATAGCGATGTGTCAACTATCGCTAGAGGAACAGCATTAGATAGAAAGGTATCAGATAAGCTTGAAGGGTTTTTAGACAGTGTAGCCGAACCTGTATATCCATACAATAAAGTTAATCAATCTGAATCAGGTCATGTCTTTGAAGTAGATGATACACCAACAAAAGAAAGACTAGCATATTGGCATAGATCAGGAACATATGAAGAGATTCATCCTGACGGTTCTCATGTGTCACGAATAGTAAATGATAATTATGAGATTGTAGCGAAGGACGATAAAGTTTTTATTGCTGGTAACGCTGACCTGACTGTAGAGAAAGGTAATGTAACCATCAATGTTAATACAGGTAATGTGGTAGCAAACATCCTTCAAGGAACAACAGACATAACATCAGAAGGTAAGATTACGATTACAGGTAAGAACACTACAGAGATTATTTCAGATACTACGATTACTGGAAAACTTCACGTGACCAAAGCACAGACAAACGAATCTACTATTGTTGCAGATTCTACAATAACAGATATGGGTGCTGTCTTAGCAACTCACACACATACATCTGGCGTGAAAGCACATAAAGGAGTTAAATCCTCTAAACCAAATTCAACAAGCCCAAGCTAGGAGTATAAATAGTTAGATGGTAGATTACGTTGTAAATAAAGGAGCAAATGTTGCAATTCCAAATGCAAGTGTTGATTTGGATTTAACATTTAATAAACATCCAACTACAGGAGACGTTACAACACGGACTGATACCGACGCAATTAGACGAGCTGTTCGAAACATCGTAGAAACCAACAAATATGAAAGACCTTTTAAGCCCAATTTCGGTGGTTCAATTAGAGATTTACTTTTTGAGTTAGATACCACCTTTAAAGTTGATCTTGTAAAAGAACGATTAAAAGAAATGATAGAAATATTTGAACCTAGAGTAGAAGGAGTGTTTATCACATTATCTCAATTAAACAATTCTCTAGATGTGACTGTCTTTTATAACATTAGAAATGGTATCAGAAACCAAGAAATTAACTTTACAATAACAAGGACACGATAATGGCAATAAACAGTTCAAAATTAAATGTCACAGATTTAGATTTCGATAATATAACCAGCAATCTTAAACAATACTTACAAGGACAAGAAACCTTTAAGGATTATAACTTTGAGGGGTCAACTCTTGCAGTTCTGATAGATTTGCTTGCATATGCATCACACATAGGTGCAATCAACTTAAACATTGCAGCCTCTGAACTGTTTCTAGACTCAGCACAGATAAGAAAAAACGTAGTATCACGTGCAAAGGATTTAGGATTTACACCTACATCAGAAGCTGCTGCTGCAGCGTATGTTAACATTACTCTTAATAATGTTAAAAATGCAGATGGGTCATATCCAACTACTACGGAAATGATTATTCCAAAGGGATCAATATTTAATACAGTTTTTGATGGAACAAATTATAGTTTTGTCACTTCAACAACGACAACACCAACACAAGATAACTTAACTTATACTTATGATGAAATAGAGTTGGTTCAAGGAACATACATTGAAGATATATTTGTATTTGATAGCCAAATTAAAAACTCTAAATTTGTAGTATCAAATGCAAGAGTTGATAAAAATAGGGTTACTGTTAATGTCACCTCAGGTGGTATAACTTCAGCATATGCATTATCAACAGATGTCTCAACAATTAAAACAACATCTAAAGTCTATTACACTCAAGAGAATGAAGAAGGATTTGTAGAAATATACTTTGGTGATAATACATTAGGAGCTGGATTAAAGGATGGAGATACTATTGCTGTGGAATACATCGTTGTTGACACAGTTCATGCAAATGGTGCTAAGACATTTTCAATGCAGAATACAGTAAATGGTTTTAGTAATTCAACTATAACTTTAATCACTGCAGCTGCTGGTGGAGCAGAAAAGGAATCTATAGAATCAATTAAGTTTAAGGCAAACAAGTTTTATACTTCACAAAATAGACTTGTGACACTTAATGATTACAAAGCAAAGGTTGCAGAATACTATCCTAATGCAGACGCTGTTGCAGTATGGGGTGGTGAAGACAACGATCCACCTGAGTATGGTAAAGTTTTCATTTCATTAAAACCAAACAACTCAGATTATTTGTCAAGTGCAGAAAAGAGTTTAGTAAAAAATAATCTAAACAGATTAAATATGATAACGGTTCGGCCAACCATAGTTGATGCAGAGATAATTAAAATCTTAATCACAACAGTATTCAAATACAATGCAAACCTTACAGCTTTATCTACAGGAGAAGTAGAACTTTTAGTAAATTCTGCAATCAATCAATTTGACACAGACAATCTTAACAATTTTGATTCAATTTTTAGACATTCAAATTTAGTTAAAGCAATCGATGCTGCAGACACATCAATCTTATCAAATATAACAAATCTCCGATTAAAGAAAAACTTACCAATAGTAGTTAACTCGATAAGAGGCTACATAAACGATTTTGGAAATACATTATACAATCCACAATCGGGATATAATAAAGCTGGTGGTGGTATAACCACAACAACAGGGTTTTATGTATCAGGAGATTCAATAAACATACAATACTTTGACGACGATGGCTCAGGAGCCATAAGACGATATTATGTATCAGGTTCTGTCAGAGTATATACGGACAACTCAGCTGGCGTAGTAGACTACGGCACTGGGAAGTATTCTATCAATGCCATCAATATAACCTCTACGGTTAATGTTGATTCGTCGATAGATTTTACCATCATACCGTCTAGTCAGGACGTGGTAGCAACAAGAGGGAAACTTCTTGATATATCACCAAGTGATATTTCGGTAGCTGGTGAAATAGACACCATCGCAAGTGGTGAATCAAGTGCGGGAGTTGGATTTACATCTACCTCAAGCACAAACTATTAACAATGTATAAAGTGGTCGTGAGTCCCACGAGTAGTTTACCATTCATTTGGATTATAGGAGGAAAATAGAATGGCAGATAAAAAAATTAGTGCTTTAACAACTGTAGCTGATGCGGACATCGGTGCAGATGACTTATTGCACATAGTAGATAACCCAGGCGGGACGCCTGTGAATAAAAAGATGACCATTGGTCAACTTTTTCAAAACATCCCAACTCATCTAGCAATAGATTCGAAGGAAGTTCTAACAGCAGCAGCTACCAATCTTGGTAGTAATGGCAAGTTTGTAACTTTCATCAATGGATCAGGCTTTAGTGGTGACGTTGCTTTTACTTTGGACGACGGTTCTTACGTCGGTCAAATAAAATCGATTGTTTATTCGGGACAAACTGGAGGTCATGATGCTGATATTACAGTAGATTCATGGGGTTACTCCACCGATACGAGTGAACAAATCATCTTGGACGCGTTAGGAGAGTCAGTCTTGTTGTATTGGGATAATATAAAATGGTATGTCCTTGCTAACAATGGCGCTACACTAAGCTAAGCTTATGTCACACGAAGATTTTGTCATTGACAAATTAAGTCATAGACTACCGAGTCTACTTCCTGATTTTATTAGGAAAGACGCTCCTGTCTTTGAATTATTTCTCAAGGCATACTTCGAGTTTTTAGAGGCTGAGGTATTAGTCCTCGAAAAACAAAGTGACTTAGACGGTTTTATTTTAGAAGACGGAACCGGCGACCTATTATTGGAAGCTGGAACCGTCTCACCGTCGCCAGATCAAGATACATCTAGAGTTGTTCATGAAGCTACAGGAAGTAATTCCAATGCTTATGCAGAACCCTTTGCCATTGGTGAATACCTTTATGGTAAGACAACTGGCTGTGTTGCAAAAATAGATGTTATCAATGGTAATACATTTTACCTACAAACAATTTCAGGCAATGGTTTCTCAGAAGGGGAAACTGTTGAAGGTAGAGATGGACTACAAACAGGTATAGTTAAATCATATAAAGAAAATACTATACTTGCAAACAATAGATTATTAGATTATTCAGATATAGATCATACAACAGAAACCTTTTTGGATTATTTCCAAAGGGATTTCATTCCATCATTAGATTTAGACGATACAAAAAACAAAAGATTAACAATCAAGAACATTAATGATCTGTATCAACAAAAAGGAACTGCAGATTCCGTAAAATTCTTACTCAGACTTTTGTATGGGGAAGACGCAACCGTAAGATACCCAATAGACGAAACCATCTTCGCATCTGATTCTGATTATAACGAACAGAGAAGAATGACAGTGGTAATG